GGTCTGGAGAAATGTTGGGAAGAGTGGAATAGAGCGTAATAGACGGGCGGGTGGTCAACGGCCTGCATGGGGGGTACGGGGGCGGTGGGGCGCACACATACACACACATCACAAGCCTACCCCCTCTGTTTAAACGATGTCGCTTCCACGTCTTGCACTGATGCAACCTCACCACGCAATAGCTTCAAGTGCCCCGCAAGTTCCCGCTTTAATTGGTCTGCGGTCACTGGTGCTTTGTCTTGCACCTCTGTTGGTGTAAACAGGCCACAGGCTTTGCCCATCAGTTCAAGGGCTTTTAATTGAGTGCCCTCTTGCTTGCCGCTCTTGCTTAGTGCAAGCAGTCCCTTGAGCACATACCTTTTACTCGCCACAACGTCATCTACTAGGTGCTCGATCGTCTCTCCCCATGCCTCTTTTAAGGCCTCTTGCACCCTTGGATCTTTCATAAGCTTGTTGGCTGATGCGCTGATGCTTGCATCGCTTCCAGTGTCATTCTGAAAGGCCTCTCGGTAACTGGATCGCAGGCTCTGCCCTCTGATAACACCCGCTATGAACCTTTGCTGACCTATGGTCAAGGGTTGCCCTCTCCTATGCTCACTTGCCACTGGTAGTCCATCTACTCTCCTCCTAGGCTTTGGAGCATTACGTGCTAGAGCATGGGCAAACTGTTCCGCTTCGCTCTGTTCGACTGCGCTCTGTTTCTCCCAGTGATCCCCCGCCTCGGCCAATGCCGCCTGATACTCAGCCTTTGTGGTCTTGCCCATGATCCCCGCCTCCAAATTGTGACTGTGCAGTTCAATTAATATTCACTTAGTTCAATACGTGAACTGTTCGCATTATATGTTATCCACAAGTTATCCAAGCCTGTGGATAACCCTAAAACTTATCCACAGGTTATTCATTTTGGTGCAGTTAGGGTTTACCCACGTTATCCACAGCAGACTAAAAGTTATCCCCACAAAATGTGGACAAAAACGGGGTAGTTATCCACAAAATCAGGGTTAACCCTATGGCCTCTAGGATCGATTTTAAGACCCCTAGAAGCGTCCGTTTTCCAAAGTGGCTACCCTACCCTCACCCGCCTCCCGATCGCCTCGTATACGCGGTTTGTTGTTTTTAAACCACGCCCAAAAACAGGCCATTTTTAGCCTCTTGGCACGCATCGTGCTACGCGCGTGCGCGCCTGATTTCTTTATTGATTGCCTAGAAAACCCTGTTTTGTAATAACCCTACAACTTAGTCAACTAAATATCAGGGGGCTTGTGCCCCCAATATCATTTGTGTTTAAATCGGGGTTCTACCGATTTTGGTAGTGCTTAAAAAGGATCTTGAAAATGCTGATTCACACTGAGAGAGAAACCTACCTACAGGCCGCAGTTGAGGAACTACGCCCCTCATTCTCTGCCAACGGCCACACCCTCCCTTTGGCTATTCGCGTGTCATGCGCTCTGCCCTCTAATGCCAAGCGCAGTGGCGCGATCGGTGAGTGTTGGGCTGACACCCGCTCAAGTGACGGCCACTTTGAAATTTTCATCAGCCCCACTTTGGCTGACCCCGCACGTGTCTTTGATGTGCTGATCCATGAACTGTGCCACACCGCCAAGGGATGCATGAATCATGGCGTGAACTTTCGCAAGCTTGCTGAGGCCATGCTCTTGATACCCGCGACCAACTCATGGAAAGCCACGATCGGTGCTCCCACGTTTATGGCCGCTTATGGGTCAATCATTGAGGGGTTGGGAGAGTACCCTCATGCCCCCTTGGATCTATCTGCGCGTAAGACTCAAGGCACTCGAATGCTCAAGGCCTCATGCCCATCGTGTTCATACACCGTTCGCCTGACGGCTAAGTGGGCATTTGATCCTTATGGCAACCCCCGCCTCCCCATCTGCCCCTGTGGCGATACCTTGGCACTCGTTTAAACGTAGGAAAGACTCATCATGGCAACAACTCAAAACATCAGACTGCAAATTGCACGTGTCAAAAACACTGTGCTCAATGGAGCAATGCTCCAATTCGCCAACCGCCCCATGGCCAACAAAACCGAGGCCATGGAAGTGCTCGCTGACATGGTGCTCAATGGATCGATCACCCTTGAGATGATCCAAGCCGCCCCTGAGGCGGCCATCACCGCAACCGAGGCCGTTGATCCCGCCTTGGTACAGGCCGCAAGCAAAGTGGCCGCACGTGCTGAGACAGTGGCACTCGATGCCCTCCGAGTCGGCATCAAGGCTGAGAACATGGCGGGCAACCTTGAGAGCGTGGTTAAAGAGTTGATCGATGAGGTGAAGACCATTGTCAACCGCCCCGCTCAGGGCGTTGATACCGCCTCAGTGCAAGCGCAAGTGACCAAGGCCGTGGCCGATGCATTCAAGCCCTTTGCCGAGGCCGTAGAAGCCACTGGCTCTCATGCCGCAGTGGCGGCCATGACCGCAGTCCATAAGGTTGACCGTCTGCCTTGCGTTGACGTTTTCGGCATTGATCTGCGCGACATGAAGGGCAACCCAATGATGGTTGACATTTACAACGCACAGTCTGCCCCTCCCATCGATCCCCACTTTGTGTGGCAAGAGGCCATCTTGCGTCACTTGATTTTGTCTCAAGAGACAGGCGAAAACACGTTCATGGGAGGCGATAAAGGCACTGGCAAGAGTCAGACCGCCTCTCAGTGGGCGGCTCGCACAGGCCGTCCCTACGTGCGCTATAACTTCCATCAGCAAACCACTGCTGACGACTATGCGGGAGCACAGGCCTTGGAGCAAGGTTCATCAGTGTTTAAACGTGGTGACTTCCTACAGGCCTACGTGTCCCCCGCGACTGTGATTCTGCTCGATGAGATCAGCTTTGCCAAGGCGGGAAACCTTGCCACATTGAACGGCTTTTTGGAAGCTGATGCCGTGGTGAACTATGGCGGCATGACTCACCGCAAGGCTCAGGGCGTGATGATCTTTGGGGCTGACAATACATTCGGCAATGGCGATGAGACAGGCCGCTACTCAGGCACAAACGCGATGAACTCAGCAACCCTCGATCGGTTCTCCCGCATTGTCCCTTTCACGTTCATGCCCATCGACTTGGAAACCAAGGCCGTGGTCAACCGCACAGGGTGCGACCCCCGCTTGGCCGAGCACGTGCTCAGAGCCATCAACGTGGCGCGTTCTAAGGCTCAGGATGGGGACATTGTGGAAGCCCCCTCAATTCGCTCTGTGATGGCCTTTATACGTGCCGTGAAGGTGATGCCTGTGGGTGAGGCATGGAAGACCACAGTGGCCGCACGTCAGCCCTCTGAGTCAGCCCCAGTGTTGGAGTCAATCAAGCTTTCATGCATCGATGAAAAGCTGATCAGCAAGTTAATTTAATAGGAGTGTTTAAACATGAAAAACAAATATTTTGGTTATGAGTTCCGCCCCGCAGTGGCACTGTTCGCGCACAAAATCTGCGCGGCCTTGTCACTGCCTGACGTGACCATCGAGTGGACTGATGGCACTCAAACTGCGGCCATCAATTCGCGCGGCAAGATCCGCTTGGCGAACGTGCGTGATGACGCGATCCTCACCCGCAAAGATCTTGCCAAGTATGTGGGTTTTGTGATCCATGAACTGCTTCACCGCAAGTACACCAACTTCAACGTGCGCGGTGCAAACCAGTACATTGATCAACTTCACAATGCCATCGAGGACGCTTGGATCGAGTCCAAGGCCATCAACGCAAACCTCACTGGCAACATTGCCGAGTTACTGGGCACGTTGATTGACGACATGACAACGCAAGCCCTTGAGCACGTCCAACGCGATGGCTCGAAAATTGATTGGTCAGATCCCGCGCAGTACCCCTTTGTTTTGGCCGTTCATGCCCGCCCTCATGCGACTGTGAAAGTGCCAATGGCAAAGGGCTTGAAGCCCATCTTTACTGAGGCCGTCAAGCGCACTGCCCAGTGCAATGATTCTTACGACACCTTGGCCGTGGCCGTGTGGGTGTATGAGCAATTGATGGTTGTTGATCAGCCGCCCCCTCAGCCGCCTGTGAACCCTGAGCCGCCCCCACGTGGCCGCCCCTCTGACAAACCTCAAGAGGAAGGCGCGGATGATGGTCAGCCCTGTGATGATGGCGAGCCAACCGATGGCGAAGAAAGCGAGCAAGGCGACAAGGGCAATGGCGAGGGCGAAGACGGCCAAGGCGACCAAGGCGATGAGCAAGGCGACCAAGGCCAAGGCGATGCCGAGGGCGAGGGTGAAGGCGAAGGCGAAGGTGAAGGAGAGGGCGAGGGCGATGATGACGGCCAAGGCGGGGGAGGGGTAGCACGTCCCCCTGTTCGCGTCTATGCCGAGCCTGTAGAGCCGCGCAACACCGCCCCTCGTGGCACTGAGTCGCAAGGCACTTACTCTGCACAGTTCCGCTTGGCGCGTGATGCCTATCACGTGGGCGATGAAAAACGATTTGCTTTGAAAGGTTGAACCATGATCCCCGCAAAATTACGCTATGAAGTAAAACGCCTGTTCGAAAATACCGCTTGTGAATCATTCGAGCGCAACCTCAAGACAGGCCGTTTAAACGTCAGAGCACTGACCAAGCACTCGATCAGCGAAAACCTGTTTCAGCGTAGGTATGAAGAGGAGGGCATCGACTCTGCCGTGGTGATCTTGCTTGATGTATCAGGCTCGATGTATGACGGCATCAGCACGGGCTTTGGCAAGCCCCGCACAACCCGCATGGCCTCAGCCGCCCCAGTGTGTGCGGCCTTGCTTGAAACCCTGTCAGCGGCTCAAGTGGCGACCTCCCTTGTGACCTTTGACGACTACACCTCAGTACTCAAGCCTTGGTCAATGCATTACCGCAAGGCCATCACCATGTTGGAGCACATAGACGGCCAAGGCGGCTCTGATGATGCGACCGCCCTCGCGCACGTGCATCAGATGCTCTACAAGCGGCCTGAGCAAAGACGTATCTGCTTTGTGCTGACTGACGGCCAAGGCGACATTCAACAGGCTAAGGCTCAAGTGGCCTCAGCCGCCCGCCTAGGCGTGACCACGATCGGCATTGGCATCAATGCTGACGTGTCCCACGTCTATCCCAACAACGTCCAAATTGATTCACTGGAAGACCTTGGACGTGTCACATTCACCAAGCTTAAGCTTGCCGCCTGAGGGGGGCTTTCCCCTTGATGACCGTAGTAGAAGATAACCGTTTAAACACTAGGAGCAAAATTATGAAACGTGAGCCACATAGCAAATTCACCCACGCGATCGTGGACTGCAAATTGATTGTCACTTGGAACGATGGCGCGACCGAAGACCTCGCCCCGACCTTGCCCGACTATCTGCGCGAGGAGATCGAGCGTTACCTCGATGAGATGGACGACCTCCGCACCAATGGCGACTACAACATTAACGTTTAAACAGGAGAGCCAAATCATGGTCACTGTTTATTTTGAAGCCAAAGCGGGTGCTCACGTAGTCGCTCGATTTGATAGCGAAGAAACCTATATGGCTTGCCTACCCGCACTGGAAAAGTTGGGTGAGAGCAAAGGCTACGTAGTCACCGAAAGCTTAGACGAAGAAATTTTAAAAGGAGAAGAGTAATGCAAGGACTAGACGCACATTATTCCGCTCTATGGGTTGCCAATGAGCGCAGACTGGCCGAGCAAGGCAAAACAAAAACCTACACCGTCTCAGTGGCCGTGGAGGGTTACGTTGACATTGTCATTGATGCCGCCAGTAGAGAGGAGGCCGAGGCCTCAGCCCTAGATAAAGTGGAAATTCAGGGAATGCTTGTCACTGAATTAACAGTAACTGACGTGGAGCAATGGACATGAAAACCTACAAAGTGATTGCCTCGCTGACTACGTACTTTTTCGAGCACGTAGAGGCCAATAGCGAAGACGAAGCCTACACCATAGCCAAGGCCATGGATGGAGGCGCTTTTATCCCTGTGGATCAGGGCATCGGTGGCGATTGGTCTATCGACTCAGTGAGCGAGGTGACCAATGACTGACCGCGAGCGGGTGGTCTACCTCACGACCGCACTTAAAAACTTGGCCGAGTCGGCTGATCGATACATCGATGACGGCTCTTGGATCGAGCACGTACACCTTGACGTGCAGTTTGCAAAAGACGTACTGCGCGTTATACGTTTAAACAATGATGGAGAAAAGCAATGAGAGAAATTATCAAGACCAATGACGGCTACATGGTGCAACTGCCCAATGGCGATTACCTTTGCGATGACAAGGGCGATAACCTATTCGACACCTTTGTAGAAGCTAGTGCCCTCGCGTGGGGGCTTGAGAAGCCCTCAGAGGGGCAAACAAACTGGAGCAAGGCCAATGCCGCATTCTATGAATGGGAGAAGCTGAATTATGAGGATGACTCCGAATTATCCGATGATGATCGGATGCTATGGGTTGAGGGCTACCTCCAAGCTTTGAGGGATGCCAAATGAACCACTCACTATGGGACAAAATAGAACGTGCCGTGTTCTTGATCGGTATGATTGTTTTACTGCTTGACTTGTTTTATTGGAGGCCTTGATATGTTTAAACACATTACATCTCACCCTTGGACTGTAGGCCGCAGAGGCCTGACGACCAGTAACTCAGTGTGGGGATATGAGGGTGACCACGGCATTCCGATCGTGGCCGACTGTTTCAGCAAGAACACCCCCATAGCGACTCAGAGGGCTAATGCCCGACTGATAGCGATCGCCCCGCAGATGTTCGAGATTATTCAGAAGATGCACGGCAACGCTGAGGCCATGGCCTTGGTGGCCTACATGGAGAAGAGCCATGAAGATTAGAACCCCCAAAGACCACGAATTCGAGAAGATATACAAGGCCTATGCGGGGCTGATTGAATGGATCGGAGGCAATGACGTTGATGGTAGGGAAACCCTTGGTCTACTGCTCAAGGCCTCAGCGGCCTTGGCCGTGACGAATAACGTATCAAAAGAGGATATTTTGGAGGTGATGGGTGTCACTTTTGAAATGGAACTAATGATGCGTCCCCCATCGGGCGAAGTGCATTGATGTTCAAGGTTAAAGCCATTACCCATCATGCACCTGACTTCCTCAAAGCCGCTTACAAACACGGGAACATCATTGACCTTATGAACCATGAGCGATTCATTGAAACAGGCGAGGCCTACATCACGTATGCCGCGCCTAAAGGTTTCCGAGTTTATAAAATGGGGAAGGACAGAGTGCCCCGCTACTGTGGTCAGTACGACACAATTATGCGTGCAGCATTTCATGCACGTTTAAACAGATGACGCAGCGGCTGCTGGCTGCTGTAGGCGTTTAAACAGGGGGCATTTAGCCCCCTTTTCTTTTACAAAATGCTATGAATTTGGCCGATGAAAATTGGGGTGCGATCACCCACGTAAGCCCCCGCAATGTTGAACTCAAAGAACTCTAAGGCCTCGTCACCCTCCATGCCGTCCCTCTCGCACAGAATGTCAAGGATCTTAGCCGTGTCATAGGCAACGATCGGACTCATCCCAATTCTCTCTGCAACCCCCAAGATAGCCGCATCAAATTCCCGCTCTGACAAAAAGAGCAAGCCCTCAAACATATCGTTGAGATGCTCCCGTATGTCATTGTTTAAACGATTTGCCTGCGCGTCCAGATTTCCTGCTTTTCCGCCGTTTGCGTTTAAACGCTGACTGCTGGCCAGATCACCTGCAAGCTCACCAGATGAGCTACCCTTGTTTAAACTGTTAGAAGGCATCGAGATTCTCCGAGTAAGTTCCTGCGGTTTTGTTGTAAAGCATTGTTGTTTCCCCTTGTGTCCCAACCCAACGATAACGACATTTCCATACCGCGATCTCAACGTGGTGCTCTTTGCGATGGACAGTCAGCCCGCAGTCGGTCTTTGCCCACCAAGCCATTGATCCCGCGATCGACATACCATCGGGGCGGGGTTGCTCTACACCCTGTCGGGTGATCTTAGATGGGTGAGCAATGAACCAAGTATGAACGTCATGTGCCTTGCAAAACTTCTGCACCCTCGTCAGCATATCGCTGATGGCATTTGTTTCTGTGCCGTCACCCTTGGGTAACTCTATATAGTTATATGGGTCAATGACCAACCCTCTCACGCCCATGCGTTTGACTGCGGCACGTGCCCGCTCCAAGATTGAGTCCAATGTGCTTGGCTCTTCGCCATTCGTATCAATGAACAAGAAATGATCCTTGACGAATTTAAACGCGATGTCTTTGTCTGCCTCTGACATCCTGTCTTTGCCCTCAAAGAATCTGCGCTTTGTGTAAATTTCCATGAGGCGGCTGATGTGAATCTCAGGTTGATTCTCAAATGAACACACTGCGAATTTCCAGTCATGGTCACGTGCAAGGTTGACCATGATCTGATCAATGAAGTTGGACTTACCCGATGATGGGTAACCTGTGACGACTGTAAGTTGTGCTGGTGCGACTGTGTAAACGCTATCGACCGATGAATAACCCGTTGAGAACCCCTTGCCCGTGCCTTTGTTGTATAGATCATTTAAACGATCAAAGTACGTCCCAGCATCAGAAATTCCAGAAATTGGGTACGCAGCGGCAGACTCTATAACTTTAAACACCTCCGTCCGAGCCGGGTCATCTAAATGCACCTCGTTTAAA